ACCCGACTTAATAAAATACCAGATCTAGAGGTTGCTGAGTTAGCTTGTTACGCCGATGTAAACAACCCAGCAATAAAGTCTGTTCCGTGGAAGGTATACCCAAACAAACCGCTACCTAGCGACCCTCTTTTTTCGGCGTATAGTGGTAACGCTAGTGCCCAATTTGGAGACCACTCATTTAATAATGTCCTGCTAGATTTTCAACCAGACATTGTGATGGATATACGCGACTGGTGGATGATCGAGTTTGAACAAAGATCTCCTTTTCGAGACTTCTTCCATTGGGCAATAATGCCAACCGTAGACGCAAAACCACAAGATGTTCAGTGGATAAACACCTACGCCTCTGCCGATGCTGTGTTCGCGTACTCAGAATTTGGCAGGGACACTATGCTTGAGCAGTGCGATGACATCAATTTTATTGACATAGCTTCTCCCGCTGCAAGCAATATGTTTGTACCGGTACAGGACAAGCGTGAACACAAAAACAATATGGGCATATCTCCCGACACCTTTATTGTCGGCACCGTCATGAGAAACCAAAAGAGAAAACTTTATCCAGACCTATTTAAGTCATTTAGAAAATTTTTGGATTCCACCGAAGACAGCAATAGTTTTCTTTATTGCCACACATACTATCCAGACGTGGGCTGGGATATCCCAAGGTTATTAGATCAGTATGGGTTGTCTAGTAGGGTATTGTTTTCATATAAGTGTAAAAACTGTGGACACATATCGGTAAACTTTTTTCAAGACACCATGCAGTCCTGTTCTAAGTGTGGAAAGTTCTCAAACGTATT